TTGCCCAATTGCCCATCCTTAAAGGCTGTTACAAAATTCATGACATCATACCTCCCATGTGCCGGCTTGCTTCTCCGCCTGATGTAGAAATTGAGTGGACATATTTCTCTTATGAAATGGACAGAATCAGTAAGGAATTTAAGTTTGCAGCCTATTTTTTCTTTCATGATTATAAAATTGAAAGCTTCACTTACACCAATGGAAAAAAGTATGAAATCAGTGCCAATTATCTTATGGGAAAAATGGTGGATGAAGTTACTTTAGAGCAAATAAAAGTATCCACAGAGCATGAAAATATGCTGAAAAATATCTATCTTACAAGGATAATTCCACTCTTTGGGGAGTATGATGAAAATGGTGTTCAAATCAAAAAAGGAAGAATAGATTTTATAGAACAAAGAGAGAATCCTACCGGTATCAGAAACTACCTTATCAACTATGCAAAAGCCAATGGGAAGTTTGTTTATCAGGAGTATTATACCACAGATGCCAAAGGACAAAGAGTTAAAAAAGAAAGGGTGATAGGCTACAAATCAGATAAACCTGAGAAGTACCGGCTTATTATCCTGGATACCTTGAGAAAAGTACCTCCGGAAAGAGGTTTTAATAAAAAAGAAACAGTGGATAAAGTTTTGGAGTATCAGGAAGAGCTCAGAAATTTGTGTCATTTTACATTCATCAATATCATACACCTCAACAGGAGTATGTCTGATATAGACAGGCTCAAGTACATGAAGGATTGTTTGTATCCCACAGGAGATGATGTGAAAGACACAGGAAATTTAAGTGAAGCCTGTAACTACCTGTTCACCATGTTCAATGCCAATGATGACAAGTACAATCTTGATAAGCATTTTGGTATGAAACTGATAGGCAACAATAAAGAAGTGCTCTACCCCAACTACAGAAGCCTTCATTTGGTGGAAAGCAGGGAAACCTTCTGTCCAAGGCATATCAGACTGAACATGAATGGCAGTAACAACAATTTTACCAAACTGATTGAAAGAACTTAATTTTTCACTTGTCAAAAACACCGCTAAAAAACATGGCAAAAATCTTGATTTTGGCTCCATCAGGTTTCGGTAAAAGTACCGGAATAGGGCCAAGTGCAGAATTGGGTATTGAAGGGTTAAATCCTGCAGAATCTTACATCATTACAGTGACCTCCAAAGCTTTGCCATTCCGTGGCAGTGAAAAGCTTTTTCCTTCTACAAAGAGCAAGGGAGTTCCTGTAAAGATTGATGATTTAAGGGGTACAAGCCGTTTTATTTCCAATGATCCCAAAAGGATAGCAGAAGTACTCGTACTGCTAAAAACAAATCCGAGAATCAAAACTATTGTCATTGATGACACTAACTACATCATGCAGGACTATTACATGGACAACGCATTGAAGACAGGCTGGGATGCTCCGAAAAAAGTGGGCTATGACATGGGTGTTATCTTTAAGGCTCTGGAGAGTCTTGAAAACAGGAACATCATTGTTATGGGACACTATCAGATGAAGCCTCTGGCAGCAGATGAATCCAGAGTGGAGTACACATTAAAGACCACAGGTAAAATGGTGGATGAGTACCTGACTCCTGGTGGTAAGTTTGACATTTGCCTGATAGGCAAGACTGGTATGGAAACCGGTGAGAACAATGTCAAAAGAGTGGTAAGGTATTATGTGACTAATGATGATGGAGAGACAGCAGGAGCCAAATCAGCTCCGGGAATGTTTCCTCCTACCATAATCAATGACCTTGGCTTGGTTGTCAGAAAAGTCAATGAATACTATCATGGAGAGAGTGTTGCACCACAGCCGGAAACTGCTACAGAACAGGTTGCACCTGTTGCCACTACTGTAGCTGAGCCTGTAATTGTTACAGAGGAAACAGGGCCTTTAGGCTAAAATCCTGTAAAGCAAATTAAAAAATTCTTTTATTATTAAACTCAAAAATCTTTAGAAAATGTCAGCAGACACAACAACAAATGCAACAGATGTTGCAGTACCGGAAAAGAAAGCCATCACTGTAAGCCAGGTGCTTCAGGATTTGAAAGATGGCTTGGACAGAGATGCCATTGGAACAAAATATGGCCTGAAAAAGTTTGAAGTGGCAAAGATGTTTCAACATCCTAAACTGAAAAACAAAAAGACCATCAAACCAAGAGAAGTATCTTTTGAATTGCTGGATGATGTGGAAGCTGCTTCCGCAGATGCCCATGAAGGTGGCCCTTTAGCTGAATCAGCACCAGAAGGTGATGAACAGCAGGCTACCACTACTGCTGAAACAGCAGGAGCTTTTAACTAAGCCATTGAAGTAAACAATCTTTTAAACAAACAAACAAAGTAAAGTATCAATTATGAGTAACTACGGTTATCAGGATGATGAAGTTAAAAGTGCACCTTTTGACTTTGGACTGAATGCAGGTGCAGCCAAACTAAAAAAGTTTGAATACATCACTAATGGTGGTGCAGGAGGAGCTGAAGGAGAGGCAGTGGATATTGTCTTTGATGTCAATGGCAGAGATGTGAGCTGCAGAAAGTTTCCGGTGAAAAAAGTGTACAACAAAGAGGGTGTAGAATTTACATCTGAAAGCACTGAAGAAGCCAAGAAACTGTTCAGAGCAGCTTATGATGAATTTAATGCCTGGATGGTGGCATTGCTGAAATGCTATGTTCCGGCAGAAGCCATTCAAACAGCTCTGACAACTCCTATTAACAGCTTCAAAGATTACATTGGAGTATTAAGAGCTTTGTTTCCACCAAACACCAAAGAGATTTCTCTGGACATCTTTATGGAATATCAGTGGAGCATCACAGGAGAAAACAACAGAACTTTTTTACAGATTCCTAACAAGACCAAGCAGGGTAAATTTATTTGTGCTGCAGTAGCTCCTGCAGGTGGAAGCTGGAAATCTGTTATTGTGGCTGACCCTGATGACAAGGAAAGAAAAGCTTTAAAGTATGTGGATGGTGCCGGCAATGAACACCCTTTCACCAGAACAGGGTGGTACATGAACAGCAAGTATGCCAACATGCAGGAAGAAGGCAAAGAAGAAGTGCAGACAGAAGCTCCGGCAAATGCTATGGGAACTTCTGCTGATGCAGGTCCAACTGATCCAGGTTCAGTCTGGTAAAAGAACAATCATTTTAATTTTAAATGGAAAAGCCTTGCTTAGTGTAAGGCTTTTCTTTAATTTTCTGCTCATGTATGGATACAATGAAGAAGGTTTTCTTACCAAAGAACAGATACTCACTCACTTTGACCAGGCTAAAGTTGTTGAAAAGCTTATTACAGGTCATCCTATAGTTCCTTATGAAAGGGTTCTTTCCAGATTTAAAGCAGATACCACACCTAACTGTTACTTTGAATGGTATAATGGAAAATTGTGGTTCATTGATTTTGCAGACAAACCTACTCACAGGGACATTTTCAATATGATACAGGATGCTTATAAGGTAAGCTACACAGAATCTATTGAAATAATAGGCAGGCATTTTTCAATGAAGGATTTCCCAACTCTGCAACACACTGTTGTAAAGGAATCTTCTGAAATACAATTTAAGTCAAGGGATTTTCAACTCAGAGATAAAGAGTTCTGGTTTCCTTATGGAATAACCAGAGCACAGCTCATAGAAGATAAAGTAGTACCTTTAATATGGTATAAATTCTACTCTTCCAAATCTGAAAGATGGCTTGTTATCAGGCCTGAAGATATAGGATATGTCTATACTGAGTTTGAAGATGGTAAAGTTAAAGTATACAGACCTCATGCTAATAAGAAAGCCAAGTGGCTGTCTAATTGTACTGTAAGAAGTATAGGTGGTTTAAAATCAGCCTCTTTTTCAGGCAGACTACTGTTAATCACAAAGTCTTACAAAGATTGGAGAGTAGTTAAAAATGCAGGTGTGGAACAAAGTGTCTGGTTCCCCAATGAAGGTATGATGCCACCTGCTGAAATGCTGATAGAACTTTGTGCAGGATATGAAAACATCCCTATTCTTTTTGACAATGATGAGACAGGTCTGAGAGCTTCAGAAGAGCTTGCAGATTATATCAATGAACTACTGCAAGAGCAAAAAGCACATCCCATCTACATTCCATTACTTACAGGTTGCAAAGATCCTGCAGAGCTGAGAAAAAAAGATGAAACAAGATTAATTCAATTTTTAAAAGACAACCAATGCGTATTCCGGTAAACATACATGCTTCATGGCAACATCAGCTAACACCTCTTTTCAGTATTCCAAGCATGGTAGAACTCAATACCCAGATACTTCCCAGGTGTCAGTTCTATCCACAGCCTCAAAACATCTTTAATGTGTTCAGGATGCCACTCAATGAAGTCAAGGTAGTAATACTGGGACAAGACCCTTATCCGAGAGCAGGGCAGGCAGTAGGCTATTCTTTTGCAGTGGACAAAACAGTTTCTGTACCAAAATCTCTTAAAGTAATTCAAAATGAATTGCTTAGAGAATATGGAGAAGCAGATGAATTGCAGATTGCAATGAATGACAGAAACTGGAGAACATTGCACCATTGGAGACAGCAGGGGGTGTTTTTATTGAACACATCTTTGACAGTGGAAAAAGACAGGCCGGGAAGTCATATAAGACAGTGGAAACCTTTCACCAATGAAGTCATCAAGCTATTGGCAATACAGCAGCCTGTGTGGATGCTGTGGGGCTCTTATGCTCATGAATATGAACAGTTGATAAGGAATTACACTCCAACTACATCAGAAGCACAGATTTTGAAGGCAGCACATCCAGCTTCAGAGTCTTACCCCGGTAATGCAGGGGGATTTTATGGGTGCAAACATTTTTGGCAGGCAAACAATACCCTGCAATTTCAAGGAAAAAATATTATTAACTGGTAAAATAAAAAAAATGTCAGACGAATTAATTGTAAAAGGTATGAGAAAAGTAACCGCTTTCTCCTCAGGACAAAACAGCAGAAAAGTTGTGGTAGATTCCAAAGCCCAGACATGGGGTGAATTGATGAAAGATTTTGATGCTGCAGGTGTAGTATACAAAAACATGTCAGTAGTTGAAAGAGCTTCCAGAAACAATCTGGTTGTCCCTGATGCCATCCTTCCTGCAGGAGACTTCTTAGTGTATTTGCTGCCGGAAAAAACTGACTCAGGAGTGAATGCTACAGCATGGCCATACAAAGACCTGAGAGGATTTATCCAGTCTGCTATTGTACAAAATGGGGAGGCTGCAAAAGCTCATTTCAATAAAGACAAAAACTACACTCTGAAAAGCACTCCGGAAATGATTAATTTAATCAATTCTTATACAGGTACAGTGGTTTTTACACCAGGAGTGCCTGTAGCAAAAACAGAGAAAGTAAAGAAAGAAAAAACAGTGAAAACTGAAAAGCCTGAAGACAATGGTGTAGGTAAAGTGGTGGATGCAGTGGTACAGGCTAAAAGTACTACAACAGATATCCGCAACAAAGCTGCACAGGCTACTATCCAAACAGAAAGACAGTCTTTGATTTCTGATTTGGAAAAGGTGCTAGGAGCAAAAAATCTTATCAGAAGTATCACTTTTGAAAATGGAACAGAGTTGGAAGATTTGTTAGAGGAAGCAAACACTTCTCTGACTGACCTGGAAGACCACTTTGGTATCCCTGATTCTGTACCATCTGTACCGGCACCAAAAACAGCTGAAGAGCTGCAGAGAGAAGAAGAGGAAAGATTGGAAAGGGAACTGGAAGAAGAGGCAGCAACTATCAGCAATTCTTTGAAAGAAAGAAACAACAATTCCCGAAGAAGATATTAATCAGGTATCATGTTTTTTATTTTTTTAGACAGTGTGCTGTAAAGTACACTGTCTTTTTATTTTTAAATCAACTACCATGACAGGACAAGAATTGTTACAATATAACAGAGACCTCAATCTTCAGGGATTTGCCACAGATCCTGACTGGATTGCAGTGAAAGTACAGGAAGGAGTGCTCTATGAACAATGGGCTAAAATGCTTTCAGAAGTTAAAGAGTGTCTGGAAAGCTGTTTTGGAGATGACTGGGATTTACATATTAAAATCCTGGAAGAAAAAACCAGAACCATTACAAAATATAACTGGATAAATTATCCGTATCAGGAAACTACCGCTGTATGGGATGTGGTATTCTGTCCTATCTTACATTTCAGGGAGTTTACCATCACCAATACTGCAGGACATACCCATGTTATCAGAGATTTGTATGTCAGTATAGATATTACTTTTGATTTTGTAACCAAGAAGTTCAAACTTCAGAATATATGCGGGACAAGAATGACCGTTACCCCTGAAGAGTTTAATTCAGGATATCTTCAAAGTCATTTGGTTTCATCTTATGCTCGGAATTATTTTAACAGGTTTCCTACAGATACCTCTGATAATTTTACTATCTGGAAAACCTTTTGTCTCGGCACAGGAGAGATACTTGATTTGCTTTCCGAACTTGCAAACAATTTTGACTGTGATATATTTCAGTTGTTGTTGTTCCATATTCAAACTATGGTAAAATGGGAATCCACAGAAGGTACTCCTTTTATAGAAATGCGCAAAGTAACAAATAATACAGGCACTTTAAAGACAGTAGATTTTGATACCTGTGAGAAGTATTATGAACAAAAGCTGAAGCCTGCAATGCAAGTCTGGGAGAACAAAAAAGAATTAAAAATAGCATACTCTGAAACTTATAACAAATTTATTATATCAGATGATGCTCAGTTAGAAGATTTTGTGAAATTTTCTGATAACATCAATGATTACAATAACATTTGTGATGTAGCAGAAAGTCTTGCCTGTGTAAAAGACACTTCTAATAATTTCCGTACTTATTTTTCTGCTGCAACAAGGAGAAACCCTAATGTTCCGCAACACTTAAACAACAAACTCGTATTCAGAAAACAACTGGTTCCTTTTGTCTTTTACAGACAAGACAGAAATACAGAAAACTTACAATTTTTCCTACACCCACAAATTAAAAATTATGTCAAAAATAGATTACAAGAAGAGCTCACCGAAAAAGTCTTTAGATACAGTGCAATTGAAAACTGTTATTGAAGTAAAGATGCCGGACAGCTTTAAAGATAAAGTCAAATACCTTTGCAAATCCATTCCCAAAGAAGAGTGGTCAGGTATACTGTTATATCAGCCTGTAGGCACTATAGCAGATGCAGAAAATTTTCATGTCATTCTCAGAGATATCATTCCTTTAGATAAAGGCACACAGGCTTTTACTTCTTATGACAATTTTGAAGAATTGCTGAATTATTTTGATGAAGTAAAGGACACACATCCCACTTTAGAAGAAGAATATCAGGATGGAAAAATTCTTATCGGACACATCCATTCTCACAATACAATGGGTGTCTTCTTTTCCGGAACAGATAATCAGGAGTTGATGGATAATTGTCAGAATCACTTTTACTATCTTTCTCTGATAGTGAATAATTTCATGGATTTCTGCTGTAAAATTGCTGTTTATGCTTCAGTGGATTTCAGTACTGAAGTAGCATTTACTGCAAAGAATGAATTAGGAGCACCTTATGAGGTAAATACTACTACCATCACCTATAAAAAGGAAAAAATGCTGGAATATGACTGTAAGGTTGTTACTGAAAGTGAAGAGATAGTTGTCCCTGAAACATTCATGGGAAGGGTAAAAGGTATCATACAAAAAGCTGCTGAAATCATTACTTCTAAGAAGAATGACACCGGTAACTTTAAAAACACTTCATTCAATTATCCTGCTTTATATGGAAAAGGTGGATTAGTTATGGAAGATGAGTATAAAGATGATCCATCCTGGCCACCCACTTCAACAGGCAGGTATGGGGGACAAAGGAGTATAGGATTTACTGCAGCAAATGCTTTTTCAAACTTAAACAGTGAGCCTGTTCATAAAATACATAAAAAGAGTGAAGTGGGATTTCTGATGCTGCTGCTCAGATTTGGAACTTTTATAAAAGGAGATACTTTGTATCAGGCTTTTGAAGACATCAACAACGGTGAGTGGAAAAGTATGCAGATTGGAAAAAGTATTGTAGAAAATTACAATGCCATTTATGATAAGTACTATTCCGGTGAACAGCATGATATGGACAGTTTCTTAGATACTTTGTCTGAAGTGATTGTTATCATGGAAGAATCTGAGGTTAAGTTCCGCTTTTTGTCTTCTGTAATTCCCTACATGAAATCTTTTGAAGTCAACATGAGAAAAGTAGTAGAAACGGAACAGCAGGAACAACATCCTTTCACACAACAGCCTGATACCAGGGTAATGTCAAAAAGAGAAAGAAAAAGATTAGCTAACAATAAAAAATACAACTAATGGAAGAACAGGTAATTACAGCACCGGCACACTTTGGAAGATTTAAAGGTGCTCCCTGGTTTGAGGTTCAGACAAGAAGTGCATTGATTGGAGGAGCAGGAGGGATAGGCAGTTGGCTGACACTCTTTTTATCCAGAGCTAATTTTGAGTGCATAGTATTTGACATGGATACTGTAGAAACACACAATACAGGTGGACAGCTGTATGGTGGTACACACATAGGAGTGCATAAAGTGCAGGCTTTAGACAGTGTGATAAAATACCTTGCACAAACACCTACAGTTCCTTTTAATGCTCCATACAATGAAAAGTCTCTCACTCATTATTATTGCTTTTCCTGTTTTGACAACATGGAAGCAAGAAAACTGATGTTCAGCAAATGGAAAGCAAAAATTCCTTTCTGGACAGCTCAGGGTATGATTCCCATTTTTATTGATGGCAGGCTGAGAGCTGAACAGATGCAGATTTTTTGTGTAACAAGCAATACTATTGCAGAATATGAAAAGCATTTGTTTTCCAGTACTGAAGTTGAACCTGAAGCCTGTACCATGAAACAGACTTCACATTCTGCAGCCATGATTGGAGCACACATGACAGCTTTCTTTACCAATCATCTTACCAATGTAAAAGAGCAGGAGGATATCAGGGAAGTTCCATTTTACTGGAGTTACTTTATTCCCCTGGATTTAGTCACCATTGAACCACCTGTTTATGATACTCACAAAGGAAAAGAGACTGATTAATGGTAGTGATGCTAAAGTTTTTTTCATTTCTGACAGTGCAGCCAATGCTTATGTTCCTGTTCATGCAGGATTTGAAGGAACTGTTGTAACTAAGATACAGGGTTTGACAAGGAAAAAAGTGTTATTGTACAATGAAGTGGATAAAGGGGCAAGAGCAGCTCATTCCAGTGACAAGGAAGAGTATGTAAAATCTTTTTTGCTGGACATGAGAATGGTGTGTTTTGGGGGCAGAAGACCCTTCAATTATTACATTAGAAAAGGTATGGTGTACTATTCTGATATACACACTTATTATCCCCTGCTGATGCTCACTATTGACAGGAAATATTTGTTTGAGATGAATTGGGAAAATCCTGATTACAGTAAGATCTGTCTTATGATAGACTACAGGTATCAGGATAAGGAACATGCCGGTTTAAGAAGTATGTTCAGTCCTTACATAAAGGAATGCACTGAAGCAAGGATAAATCTGCTGTACACTACCGATATTCGGGGACAGGTATATAAAAGGTCTTATGAATATCCTACCTTTGATACTGTTGATGAAATGAAACAGTATCTTAAATCACTAAACAATCTTTTGTATGCCAACCAAAGCATTACCCCAATCCAAAGCCAAACAACACAAACAGCAGTTGAGCAACCAAGAGTCTAAACTCCATCTGAAAGAAAAATTGTCAGATTCTGATACAAAACCTAAGAAGCCACATCATGGAAAAACCAGCAGGACAAAAGGACACAATGGAGAAAGAGAATTAGCTGTCCTATTTAAGACAGAAACCCCTTTTGACAAGTGTACCACTACCAGAAACTCTTCCAGAATCCTGGACAACTGTAAGATTGATTTGAATTTTATTCCACTCAATGTGCAATCCAAAGTAGGAGAACAGAAGAACATGAAGCCTGTGTCAGAATTGAAAATGATGAAAGATGAGATGGAAGCAAGACTGCCTGCCACTGAACCACAGCACCACTACCCGAAGATAGTGGTGCATAAAAAACCTGCAAAGGGAAAAAGAACAGAGTTTGATACCATTGTCACCATGACTCTGGATGACTTTATGAAAATTTTTAAAATCGCATATCCAAAAAAGTAAATGTATGGAAGACAGAATACAGGAGTACCGTGACCATCTCGGTTTAAATCAGAGCCTTTTGAAGGCTTTGATTAAAGGTGGTGTAAGAACCTTTAAAGCACAGCAGGAGCAGGATGATCCTGATTTGTATTATGAAGAAAAATCCCACATCCTTTATGGAAACGGAGTAGATACTCTGATTACAATGGGAGAAGAAGTTTTTCATCAGAAATATTATGCAGCATCCATTAACAAACCCTCTCCGGCTATCATGTCCATTGTGCAGCAGACACTGGAAAATGCCAAAATAAAGTATGGCAGCATAGAATCCTTACTGGAAGAAGCTCCAAACCTTTCTGACCACACTCAACTCATTTATGACAGTTGTGAGCTGCATCAGTACTACATGACCAGAAGAAAAGATAACTGGGAACAGGACACAAGACCTGCATCCATTATCAAAGATGGACTTTATTACTGGAAAGAATTGATTGAGAGTGATGGAAAACAAATCCTTACCCCTGAAGAAAATGAAGTCATTTTCGCAGTTTACAGAAGTATTACCAATCACCCTGTTACAAGAGAGTTCTTTGAGGTGTCTGAAGGTGTTGAACTGAAGTTTCAGGAACCAATCTACTTTATGTTCAGAGGACATGAGTGCAAGATGTTGCCGGACTGGTATATTATCAATCACAATGTAAAAACTATACAGCCTTTTGATTTGAAAACTACCAGAAATGCTGCAGCCAATTTTCTTTGGGATGTAAAGAATTACAGATATGATTTTCAGGCTGCCTGGTATACTATTGGTTTCAAAGAAACTTACATGAAAGATGGATATACCATTCTTCCATTCAAATTCATGGTAGAAACTACAGAAAGAGATGCACAGGGACAACCATGTGTATTTACCTGCAGTCCTGACATGATGAGCTTTGCCACACATGGCAGACCTAAGATGTATGAACACTTCAGACCTGAAGCCTATGTAGATGTTAGTGCTGCAGTGGACAAAGAGCACCTTGTTTACTCTGTACCTGTTGTCAAGGAGATTCTTGGTGTACACCAGGCTTTAGATTTGTATGACTGGCATCTGGAACATGGATTTGAAACTGACAGAATCATTATTGAAAACCAAAACCAGTTTATCATGAGTCATGATGAACTGTTGTTTCTAAAGTAGACTACTATGAAAGATATACATGATTTTGCAGCAGCAGCTATACCCGGAGTAATGCTGGAAGTAATGGTATTAAAAAAACAGATACAGCCTGAGGTTCTTGCTGAAAGGTCTTATACCATAGGAAGAGCTATGATGGCAGAAGCTGTAAAGAATGGATGGACAGTCCCTGATGCTACCAAAGCTTCCTCTACCGGTGTCATGGATGATGCTATCAGAAAAGCTGATGAAGAGTTTGAAAGAATGAATCAGAGAAAATCTGCAAAGGTTGTTTTTGATAATGATGGAGAACATTTGCCTGTTTTTGATGATGATGAAAATGAAAGAGACCTTCATGAAGAGTACTTAAAAGATGAGTTTGAATCTGAAGAAGACAGGCTTTTGAGAGAAGAAGCTGAAAAACTTTCTGAAAGCAATCCAAGAGGAAACCGCAGAACAAACAGAAATACCAGAATAAGGAGTTAATTTTTTAATACCTAAAAACAAAACCAGTGAAAATACAAGTCGGAGAGATTGTTATTAACAAAACCAAGAAATACCTGGCTCCATGCATTAATGTGTATGGAGCCAGGTTTGGACTGGAAGTAAATGCCATCACCAAGGTTGGACTTGGGATAGGAGACATGATTACAGTTAAAAGTGGAGTGAGATTTGAAAAGCACCTTTTCATTTTGGCAGATGTTTCATCTAAGCTTAAACAGAAGACCTTTAATAAATTCCTCAACTGGATAAAAGACCAGGTGATGTATGAAGATGATTATGTATATGATGATGTCCAGGAAGGATGTCTGCACATGGTTGTCATCAAATTTCCTGAACAACATTACAAAACTTATGAAACCTTTAAGGTAAGTCAGTTTTCAAAGATGTACACCAAACAGGATGTGAATAGATTCTTTGCTCAGAGACCTGAAGTGCAGAAAGTGCTTATCAAAGACAACAATTACAAACTGGAATTTGTCAAAAGCCTTAATAAGCAGTTTGGCACTACCATATCTCCCAATGAATTTGAAGGGGAGTTGGATTTTCCGGTGAGAAAAGAAGAAGAGGAATTTAATGTTCACCTTATAAAAAACAAAGTATGAATGTTATAGCTGAAGTTTGTAAAATTGGACAAGGAGAAGCTTGTTGTAAATATCTTCTTATGTTTTCTAAGGGTTGGGAATGTGGTAAAGTAACTCCGACTTCAAAAAAACTTATAGATGACTCCTGGTCTAACACATCTCATGTGGCTAAGGGAGATAACTGTGAGGGAAACAAATTTTTAAAAGAAGATATGGACAAATTTTATCAACAGAAAAAACAACAAGGTTATGAACAAGGACATAGTAGATCTGTTTGACAGGAATAATACTCTTGAATTAAGTGCAAAAGACAAACTTGGAAAGTACAATAGATTGATGACTTACCCAGATGCTCAGAAAGCTCTGGGTGAGTACGTCACCAATCTTTTATTTGAAAGTGAATCTATTCTTTCTTATGATGATAAAGATGAAGATCAAAAAATAGAAAAATTGAAAAGTTATTTTGCAGAAATTAAAAAACAATGGAAGCTATGAATGAAGAATTAGTAACCATTTATGATTTGGAAGGTTATCCTATGACAATGACTAAATCAGAAGCACACGAATATCAGCAAGGCATGGCTAACTGCTTTAAACAACTTTCACAGGCTCTTACAAAAAGACCTGATGGAGTAAAAGGTCATGTGGTTGTTTGGGGAACAACAGGAGGAATGGATAAGACTGGGTATGCAGAGTTTTTAAAAGAGCTTTTTTATACCCCTCCTGAGTGGCACTGTAAACCTATAGAGAACATTTGGGCAGATACTAACAAAAGGAGTCTTTCATACTTAGTAGCAAGAGCTGATGAACTAAAAGATGATGAAGCCTATGAATTTTATCTCACCCCTGATGCCACTCACAAAAACTGGATTAAAGGTAGTGAATGTAAACTTTATAAAAAATACGAAGAAGACATGAAAAAAGAAAAGAAAAACTGGTTTGGAGAACAATTGGAATTGTGGGATTCTGATGAAGATGGCATATTCCCTGCAAATATGGGACTCTGGATAAAAAGACAAGAAGAGAGATACAGGAAAAGTTTCAAGAACTTTTCAGAAGATTACAAACTTTCTATGCTGAATCAAATCTCTGATTACCTTATGCACAAGTACCCAGGTTCAAAGGTAGAGTTCATGAAAGCTTTACCTGAAAGTGGAGAATCCGGATTTCATATCACTTCTGACACACAGGCTATCAGTATAGCTGTAGCAGCAGATTTGCAGGAAATTTTAGTACCTGAACTTAAGGTAAACCACACATTTATTCACCGTAAAAAAGAAGAAAGCAATGACACAGAGTAAAATTGAAGCTTTACAGGATACAGTAAAAACTCTTATTGATTTATACAAAAACCCTATGGTTTTTCCCACTGAAAAAAAATTTATAGAAGCTGGATTTAACCAGCTTCTTGAAGATTACCAGTGCTGCTCTAAATGTGGTTCTTTAATGGTAGCCAGAGAAAGATGGATTAATGTTAATGATGATAGTTTGGAAATGGAAGGACAAAGTGGTTTAGACTGGTGTTTTGGTAAATGTAGAGATCAGACTTCTATTGTAATGTTCTCTGAGTACTGGAAAAAAGAAAGGGAGGTGCAGGATGAGTGATAAAATTAAATCTACTTTTGTAGAAATTGGAGATGGAAAAGACTTGCTGGTAACAGGCTGGTATACTCCCCCTTGTCCTGATGAAGACACTACAGGCCCGGGAATTGCAGCCACTTTCAATATTATCAGAATAGATGGAAGTGCTTTGGATGCTATCTCAGCCTGTGAGAGTTATTTATTTGAAAACTCAGGAAAAATTGATAGAACCTTTTTAGGTTTTCTGGAAGAAAAAGCTATTGAAAAAATATTAAAAAGAGGACAATGAAGAAAATAATTAATCTTGACTTTGAAACAGGTGCTGTGCATGTATTTGACTATGATATCAACATTTATGCAGAGAAAGATGCAGATGACTTTTTCATAGCTTTGAAGGATGACCTTGGGTATACCATGAATCAAACTAATTGTCAGTGGATGATAGTAGATGAATTAAACATTGAAATTCATTAAAAAAGGCTATTAGAAAAATCTCTCCTCTTGTCTTCACTATTACTGTTTTATCTTTATCTTTGTAAAAACATTGTATGAAAGTACAACTAGGAATTAAGACAAAAGAAGGGGTGTCAATCCCTGTTTATGAAACAAAAGGAGCAGCAGGTTTTGACCTTACAGCAAACAGCTTTTTGAAGCTCTTCAATGGAAAAAAGGAAATAGACCTTGAAAACACTCTTACTCACTCCTTAGCACAAGGATACCTCAATTTAAGACCATCTGAAAGAGTCCTGATAGGAACCGGCATATTTGTTGTAATTCCTGAAGGGTATCAATTAGAAATCAGAAGCAGATCAGGTCAAGCTTTAAAAAAAGGTCTGGTGGTTCTCAACCAACCAGGTACAATAGACTCTGATTACAGAGGAGAGGTTGGTGTAATCCTTTTTAATTCTAATGAACATCTTGTAAAAGTAGAACTTGGTGAAAGAATTGCACAAGGTATTCTTATGCCGGCACTTCAAGCTGAGTTTATTTTAGTAGATGAACTCTCTGATACAGAAAGAGGACAAGGTGGCTTTGGCAGCACCGGAGAAAAATAATTTGTTTTTCTTATTTTAAATCTTTAAATTTATAGTCATGACAAATTATCTATTGATAATATCAATAATTTTGTTGCTTGGCATTCTTTGGTTTGGAAAAACTCTCATTAGCTCCAGTCTATCTGTGGCAAAAGGGGTGTTACAAGTTTCAGAAAATCAAGTGACAATAGCAGAAAATCAATTATTAATCCTTAAAAACAACAAAATCATGTCTCAGACAGCAGAAGAAATTAAAGCCCTTTTAGTAGAGGCAAATGAAAAAGCAGTAGCAGTAGCTGCTGATGTAACCGGCTTGCATGCAAAAATTGATGCTTTAGGAGATGCTCCTACTGCAGAACAACTTGCGGAAATTAAAGAGTTAGCTACACAGCTAAAGAACTCTTTAGTGGAAACTGATGCAATGACAGAAGATGCACCACCAACAGGTCCTGTTGAAGAAAACACAGAACCTTCTACAGAAGGTTAAAAAAACACCTTTAAAAAAGGTTGTAGGGTTTTTATGTTATTTATGTAGCCGGAATGTAATGTTCCGGCTATTTTATTTAAATTAAAAAGAATACCATGTATCCATATAAATTCAAAATTTTAAAAAAAAGAACTATACCTGCTGTAAAGTATTACTATCATCATGCAGACTTGCAAAAGTGGCACAGAAGAGGTAGACAGCATGGAGATTGTGGAATGATACTTGTAGAAAGACAAGGACAAATTCTTAGGTACTGGTCTTATGGTACTATAGAACACCCTTTTACTACTATGTGCAAAGTATCTGTTATTCATAACCCTGTAATGGATGGTCCAATGCCTACAGATGAACAAAGGTGTACTCCTCCTGATTACACTCTTAGAAAACTCCAAACCCACAAACTTGTATTGTTAGACTTAACTCAATAAAAATTTAAACATGACCAAAGAAAGAATAGGCATTATTGCCTTAGTAATCATCATTATTATCCTTTTACAAAGGGGATGTGAGAAAGATGCAAAAATAGCTTCCCAGGAAGTGTTTATTAATGCTATGACAGATACTCTGACTACCTATACAAATAAGGATGGACAGCAAGTTGCTAAAATAGCTATGTTGGAAACAGAAAGAGTAAAGGATTTTCTTGTAATGGACATCAAAGATGCTGAAATTAAAAAGCTTCAGGATGAAGTGGAAAAAAACAAAAACAGACTTGGTCCTGGTGGAGCTGTTGTAATTGTTTCCGGAACTACTGAGATAACAGGAGGAGATACTACTACAACCACTATGAGAGACACTATAAGAAGAAATGATACTGTATGGCTTTATCCTGAATATAGTGGCTTAATCAAGCTTGGATGGAGAACTGACAGTACTTGGTGGGTGAATGGTGATGTGAAAGCAAACAAAGATAGCACTACCATTGGAATTAAAGTAGATAATGCCTACACAGTAGTCATAGGAAGAGAAAAAGCCAAAGGCTTCAAAGCTCTGTTCAAACCTAAGATACCATTTGTAGAAATTACCAATGAAAACCCATTCACTACCACTTCTACCATGAGAGCTTACAGAGTAAAAGCACCAAAACCCAAAAGATTTGGGATAGGTGTTAATGTAGGATATGGACTCACTTTTGATAAGAATTATCAACCTATATTCAGGCCTTATATTGGAGTAGGATTGAATTATAATATCATTGAAATTTTTTAATTATGCAAGAACAATTAATATCTCTTGAGACAGCAAAGCTGGCTTGTGAGAAAGGGTTTACTGAAAATGTAGACTTTTGCTATGATTCAGAAGAAAAAAATATAGAAGATCCTTATGTACATAATATAGGAGATTTATCAGGAGATGATGAATTGTATGCACCAACTCAATCACTACTTCAAAAGTGGCTAAGAGAAGTGCACAATATTCACATCAATGTAAATTGTGTCTTACCAAGAAACAATAAACAGTTTGAAAGTTGTATTTGCAAAATCACTACTCCTGAAATGATTGAAAAAAGAGACTTGTCAAAGTTTATACATCTCACACCATTATTCTTTACTTACGAAGAAGCCTTAGAAGAAGGATTGCAAACAGCACTAAATTTATTACCATGACTGGAACACTAATACAAATATCAGATTCTATGGGTTGGGTAGGACTTTATTGGATTGCTGATGAAAATCCTGATATTTCCAAAATCAAGTCTTACTATAAACAATATCTTTTATTAGATGATGAAGATGACTTTGAAAGTTGGATGTTATCTGAACATCCTGAAGTAGGGTTAGAAAGAGTATTCACTGAAGAAATCACAATTTAAAAACAAATACCATGAAAACAATTACAGCAACTTTTACCGGGACTAATGGCTCTTTAGGATACATAACTGGAAAGAATTACACACTTACACTAAAGCAGATGATAAAATCTCAGAAGCTTTGGATTACAAGACAGGACAATGGTGGTGGAGACTGCGAGTACTCCAATACTATCACCTTCTTAGAGAATTGGACAAATATTAAAGTCATCAAATAAAACAAGCAACATGATAATAGGAATATCAGGAAAAATTAATTCCGGAAAAGATACAGTAGGTGCAGTTATTCAATATCTTATTTGGAAAGATGAAGTGGAAAAAGGTATTACTCCTTTACAAAACTATAGTATTGAAGATTTTATGAGAGCCACTTTTTATGCACAGGAATACTCAGGTTGGCAAATTAGAAAATTTGCAGACAAACTAAAAGACATGGTTTGTCTTATGATTGGCTGTACCAGAGAACAGTTGGAAGATAGAGTTTTTAAAGAGACTCCATTACCAGAGATTTGGTGGTACTACAAATCAGGGGGTATTGTTACCTTGTATCCAGATGGAAGATACAAAGAGTTTGGAGACAGGTATTTAGTAAAAACTACTCCAAGATTATTGTTACAACAAATGGGTACAGAATGTGGCAGAAATATTATTCATCCTAATGTTTGGGTGAATGCATTGATGGCAGATTACAGGATAGAAGGACAAATAGATAAAGGAAAAACATATTCAGGATCTGATTATCCTAATTGGATCATCACAGATATGAGATTTCCAAATGAAATGAATGCTATCAGAAATCATGGTATTACTATCAGGATAAACAGGGAGATTAAAATTAACTTTTCTGATGATACAGTGACTGCTGCTGAAATATCTTTAAATGCTCTTGCAAAAATTAATCAAACAGGTATTTATCATCCTTCTGAAACAGCTTTAGATAATGCAGAGTTTGACTACACCATAGAAAACAATGGTACTCTGGAAGATTTAATTGAAAAAGTAAAACAAATTTTAATCAAAGAAAAAATCATTTAGTATGACAAAAATAAATGCTAAAATAATTGCTGACAGTGTAGATCCAAGAGGACACAGACTTGTCAGTTTTATTATCACATTCCCAAGGTATATCCTTGCGGAATTAAACACTCATAGAATGTTGAGTAAAAATAGTGCTTCAAGTCGTGCTATTCCTTTTGAAAAATTACTTAAAAGTGTTGAAGAAGATCCTTTCATTCCGATTGCATGGCAAAAAAATCATAAAGGTATGCAAGGTAGTGAGTATTGGACAGATAATGATACAGTAACAGTCGATGAAGGTGATGAATATGAAAGATATACAAAAATCTATTCGGCTACAGAACACTTTATTACAGAGTGGTTAGAAGCAAGAGATTTAGCTGTTGCTCAAAGTTATGAATTAAATAGATTAGGCGTAACAAAACAACTTTGTAATAGACTTCTTGAACCTTTTGTGTGGCATACAGTTCTTATTAGTGGTACTGAATGGGAAAATTTCTTTGCTTTACGTTGTTCTCAATATGTATATAGTAATAATGGTGGAAAAACTGAAAAATTATTTAGAAGTAGAAAAGATTGGATGTCATTTTTTAATACAACTGATGATGAAGAAGAAAGAGCACCTCAAACTGATTTACAATGGAGAGGTGCTAATAAAGGTATGGCTGATATTCACATGATGGATTTAGCTGAAGCTATGTGGGATGCTTATAGTGAAAGTAAACCTAAAGAGCTTTTGTATGGAGAATGGCATATACCATTTGGAGATAATATTACAGATGAAGAATTATCACAAAATCTATACCATTTAGGTGGAACAAATGAACAACTTAGAGTCAAAATAGCTACAGCAAGATGTGCAAGAACTTCATATACAGTTGTAGGTGAAGAAAAGAAACAATCTCTTGAAGCTGATATTAAATTACATGATAAATTTCTTGAACAAAGACCTCTTCATGCAAGTCCATTTGAACATTGTGCTAAAGTTATGACTGATGATGAATATCAAAGACACATTCATGGAACTGCTCAATGGGGAGATTCAGGTGGTGGTTTTTCAAGTTTACATGTTGGACCTGAAACCAAAGGTTGGTGTAAAAATTACAGAGGATTTATTCAGTACCGGGCTATGCTGACAGAAGAAAATGCTTCTCAGTCTTTGTATGGCAATGAAGATTTACAACCACAATCTGAAAGAGTATGACCTTAGAGGAAAAATCAGCAGAGTATAATAAGTACAGAGACTCTGTAAAACAGGTTGTTGAGTTTGACAGTTTTATATTCAAGTATTGCTGGGATGTAGATTACATTGAAGGAAATCTTTCTTTTAAGACCTGGACAAAAATCAGTGGCAACCCCAATGTATCCAGTTTTAAAATGACAACAGTAGATCTTATGCCGGCAGCTGCTACATCTTATACTCTAATCACAACACTTAACCCAAAAAATTTTAAAACTTATAAACAAGATTAATTATGGAACCAATGAATTTTTTCCTACTTTTTGTAGGATTTTTAATAGGATTTGTATTTGGAGTCTTACTGATGAGACTAAAGAATCCTACAAAAAATGATGATGTTTTTAACTTAACTCCTGAACAAAGAGAAGAAAGAGATGGAGATGTAGGCATTGTTATGCCAATGACAAAAGAAGAGTGGAAAAATCATACAATAAAAGATTATCCAGTTACTCCTGGTGAGTGCTATCCTGAACCTGTTCTTGTAAAAGTGGAAAAAGAATCTTCTTCCACAACAGCAGATTTGTATGCACAGCCTACTGAATCTTATGAGTCAAAGGTAAACAGGATACAAAAGGAGAGAACAGAGCAGCTTCAAAAGGAAATGGAAGAAAAAAGAATGGCTCAGGTAGAAAAAGATAAACTCAGAGATGCAGAGATTGAGGAAGAAAGAGTCTTAAAAGAAGAAGCTGCCAGGATAAAATCTGATTTAAAAAAATGGATGTACTAACAGTAGATTATGAAATCTGGAGACAGGGTAGGTTTACTACAGTAAAACCTACTGATGTTGTAAAGACTACAAAAAACATACAAGCTTTTTGTTGTGCCAACTCCCTGAGGAATTGTTTATTCAAATCTCAGGGGGGCTGGTATAAATTACAGACAGATGGAAAACTTGTCTTTGTAGAAAGAACTCTGTACCTTATTACCTTTGAGCAATTATATAACACTTTAAAAGATTAGGCATGAATAATAAATTCTTTTTAGCAACACAAGGAGTCTGGATAGCAGATCCTACAAGGGCAGGAGATTTTACTCCACAGTGTCTTACAAACTTTACACCTCCTGCTGTTTATCATTGTGAATATTGTAGAACTGACTATCATGTTTTTCAAACTAATTGTAAGAATTGTGGAGGAACTGTAAAACAAAAAGATTTATCATGAGTACAAATTGGTTTTATAACAAAGCAGCAAAGCTTGGACAAAAAAAGTTCAGGAAGGCAAGAGGCATAAAAGCACATTACAGTGATTGCCCTAAGTGTCATTATAATGATACTTACAAATTTGCCAACAAGCCAGATGGCAGTCAGTGGATATGCAATAATTGCAACAATATTTTCATCATTTTAAAACAATAAAGATATGGCAAGAGAAACAGTAAAATATACAGAGCTTTCTAATTTTGAAGGGAGAAATGGTTTTTTTAAATGTTCTGGTTTAAGAATTATTAAAGCAAGTTCTGACACTGAAATATACATTTACCCAACAACATCTAAAGATAAAACTGGGAGAGGTATGATAGGAGTACCTATTGCAGACATTGACAAAGTAATTGAAGCACTTACTAAAATAAAAAACAATGAGCAACACAATAAACAGACAGATTAAATCTGTAGAAGAGTTAAAACAATTATCTATAAATGGATTGGATTGTTTTATTATTCTTAATGGCGGACTCAGAAGCAGCAAAAATGTTTTTTGGGATAAAAACAGAAATGTTTTTGAAATACACAATGATATTGATGGAAGTGGTCAGACTCTTTTTGAAGATGAGTTACACATAGAAACAAACATTGTAACTGCTATTGAACAAGGAGCTTTGTACTATGAGTCTAAGTTTTTAACTAAATCAGAAAAGATAAAAAGAAACAAAGAATATCTTGTAAAAAGCATCATTGAGAAAACCATAGAAAATCAAGAAGATTATGTCAAAAGTTTTATCAGAAAAATGATGAGAGAAGCTCTAAGCAGAAAAACACAAATAGAACTAAAGCTGATTTTAAAAAACAACTTAGAATAAGTTATAAAATAAAATTCTAATATGAGAAAGAAAGAAATTTTAGCTGAACAATACCACAAAAAGTACCCATGTAGTGAGTTTGAGTTTTCTGATTTAGGTGATAGTGAACATTATTTACCTATTGCTGAATCAGCCATGCAAGAATACGCAGATGAATTTGCTTGTGCATTTGCAGAGTGGTTGGCAGATAAAAATTACTCTTATTCTGTAAAGGAAAAATGTTGGTTTATTTTGTATTCAGAAGAAAATTATGGATACATCACCACCGAATTACTTGAAATATTTAAAAAAGAAATCAATGGAAAATAGCGAAAAAACAATACACAAGCATTCTGTAGAAGGAGAGCTTAAAGAGTTTGAAAT